CGGTAGCCGCCTGCTGCTCGGCCTTCGCAGCTGCAATGCCGCTGTCGATCGTGCTCCGGGTACTCTGCGCCTCGGCCGTGCGCGCGCGGGTTGCCTCGGTCTCCGCCGCCTGCGTCCGCTGATTCGCTTGTGTCAGCAACGCTTCCGAATTGGTCGCCCACGCCTTGAGCTTTTCAGTCTCGGCTTGGCTTTCGGCGAGTTGTGCCCGGAGCGTCTCGACCGGATCATCGGGCAGTTGCCGGCGGACCTGAGCCTTCCCCGCCGTGCCGTCCGTTGAGCCTGAGGGGTCAACGATAACAACCTCTTCCCCGCCGCCCGTATTGTCTAAATCGCCGTCGTCGATCTTGACGATTAGTTCCTCGTCTCCGCCTTCTCCCGCCATGGTCCCCTCACCAATAATCGCGTGGATTTTCAATTTTTACACGGACGTCAACGTCCTCGAATAACCGCACGGAATTGCCCCGGAAAAACAGTTCCATGCCGTCGGAGGGACGGACGAGAACCCAGTCGCCGACTTCGATTTTAGCGCCGTGAAATTGCGCAATCTTGTCGTCTTTGAACGCGCCTGGACCCATTGCGACAACGAGCGCAATCTTGCCCTGAAAGCGGTCCTCTTGGATTGCGTCGTCGGGGAGGTAAATGCCGCCCTCGGTAACGTCGGGCTGGACATAAGTCATGCACAGAACTTGGCTGTGCAGCACCGTGTCGTTGAAATCGCCTAGCGCGTTAAAATGGCGGGTTGCGTCGGAGGCGGTTGAACTGGCTACTTCTCTGGCTTTTTGGATTGAGTTAGTTCTGGGCATGTCTCGCGGCCAAAATAAAAGCGCCGTGGCCCGGACGGGCTGGCGCGGTTTATGTCGATGGCCTGCGTGGCCTTGCTCATAATGGGTGCTTCCCTAGTCGCGCCAGCGTGGCCGACTCACTTCATTCTTGAAGTTCCGTAACGATTTCTTCACAAATGCGCAAGGCTTCTCTTAAGCCTGCAATCTGCCCTGTGATTGATTTGTACTGATAGAGATCGCATGAGCCCGACAATATCGTGTCGGAATATCCCTCGATCCGTTCCACGAGAACGGCCGCCAATCGCTTCGGCAGCCGTATATCGTCTTCCGCGTAGATTCTTACGGGCTCGACAGGCTCCTTACTTCGCGGCATTTACTTCCTTCATTGGCTTCCCAAGGCCGTAGTGCTTCGCCTTCTGGCGCCGACCGACCGCGCCTCCGCTACCGCTGACGCCGGTCATACCCTTGACGACCTTCTGGCTCGCTTCGACAGGACCGCCGCGAGCCCGGAACGACACAACGCCTCCTCCAGTCGCGAACGTCACCACTCGCTTGCGGTTCATGTTCTTGATGGTGTCTTCAAGCGCAGGCTCGTGCTGGACCTTGGTGCCGTTCTTCAAGCCCTCTTCCCAGCCAGGACCAGACTTGACGGAGCCACCGTGCTTGCGACCCTTGAGTTCCCGCTCGGTCGGCTCTTTGCCCATGTGGCCGTTGTCGTAGATTGGCCCTCCACGAGCACGACAGGCGCGGCCGCCCTTGGCGTACACCTCCTTGTTGCTCTCGATCGGCCCACCCCGAGCGCGCATCGGCATACCCGGCGGCATACCTGCGCCAGGACCGCCCGGAGGCGGCATCGGAGGAGAACCACCCACGCCAACGCCGGGAGGCGGTGCCAGCCCGGCTTGCGGTGCCATCGGAGGAAGAGGCGGCGCAGCAACAGGAGATGGATTGTGGCCGCCGACGATGACGTTGACGTGGGTAGAGCCCTTCTTGCCCTTGTGAACTTTGCCGCCTTTGGCGCGGTGCGGCCTATCGTGCCGGTGTTTTTTGCCCTTGCCATCGGCTTCTTTGCGGTCGTGCTCGCGAATCATCTTGCCGAAAAGCTTGCGGTCCTCGGCCTCGTCCCCGTGCACCCGGCCGCCGTCCGCGCGATGTTTGTGACCGTGCGCGATGTGGCCGACGCGCTCTCGCTCGACCTTGTGCTGACGGTGTTCGTGGTAAGGGTGCTTGTGCATGGCAAACCTCTAAAGCGGGGTTGCCCGGCACGGGCGTGGCAGCGCGATCGAAATTATCTACACCGTTTGCGAGTTAGCGTCTACATGCGCAATCGACTTGGTTGGAACTCCGAAAACGCAGGTAGCGGGAATCGAACCCGCGTACGTAGCTGCTGCAGCAACTATTGCCTCACCCATTCTGCCATACCTGCGCCCCGTATTAGAACTCAGTCAGGCACGACATACAACGCCGCTTTGTCTGATGGTGCACCCCAAGCGTTTCGAACTTGGCAAACCTCGTCCCGCCACAAACGGGACAGGCGTCAGGACTAGCCATCGGTACCGGTCTGACCATCAAAACCGGACGCGTGCTCGGGAAAAGGAAAGTTGTTCAGCTGCCCGACCCCCGGCGGGCTCAGTTGTGTCGTTCCAGGCGCATCCGTCCGAAGTTCTAGGTTCACCGCAGCGACGGCCGGTTGCGGAATCGGCGCTAAATTCGGATTAGGTTGCGGAGGCTGCGAAGCAACCACGCCAGCGTTGGAATCGGCGACGGAGTTTCCCAGAACACCCACCGAAAACCCGAGGTCCCCATCCATTTCCGCAACTTGCTCGGTTAGTCCTCGGACGTCGGACCGGTGCGCGTCGCACTTCGCGTTGAACGCCTCGTAATCGGTAGCGAGCCCGTCAATATTGTTCCGCGCGCTCATCGCGAGGCTGCCGATCCGCGAAAGCTTTAGTTTTCCCTCAGCCATTTCTCTCCTCAACATCCGGTAACGTCGCACTCTCCATGCGAGGTGATCGATAAAAAACCCGCTCGTGAGTAGCGTTGGCACATTACGTTGATTCGGCACCGCCTCCGGTGACATCCGGAGCCATAGGCGGCGGATTTAGCGCCTGATGCACATCTAACGCATGCTCGGCATGGTCCATCGAGGCGTCATGAACCGCCTGCGCCACGGCTAGGCCATGCGTGGCCGCTTTGTGGGCGGTATCTGCCGCCGCTTTTTTGTTGTCGGCCGCGTGCGCAATTGAGGTTTGAGCAAGCCGCAGAGTTTCAACTCGTTCCTCACCCGCAAGTTCGGCCTGTCGATCCTGCGCCTCGGTCGCAACTTTTGCGGCGTCGACCTGGACTTTGAGCATAGAGGCATCGGCTTTTTTGGCATCGTTCTGGGCCTTAATCATATCCGGTGACGGCTGCGGCTGTTGCGGTGCGGGCTTGATCTGCAACCCAGTCGGGTCCTCTTTCATCGCCCGCAGAACTCGCCGCAAGATTTCGTCCGGGTCCAGCCTACCGGCGAACATGGGAACTTCGCCCAACTGAATCAGCGCCGTCGCCTTCAAAATCCGATGCACATGCGACGGAATATTCGGATCAGACTTTGGTACTAGATTGTACGCATCTAACGCCTGGAAAAGCTTTTCCTCGTTCCAGAAGCCTTTCCGCTTCTTGTTCATGCGCCAGAACGATTCGGGCTCCTCCCGGAAGAGGTCCGCAATCAGGCCAAGCTCTTCACTCTGGGCTCCGTGCATGCCCTTGTGGGCCGCAAGCATGATCTGCGCCGCCTGTTCGATGTATGCCAACATCGTTCCAACGGGAATATCTTTGACGCCCTCCTTAACCGGAACCTCGATGGCGCCGCCGGCCGCTTTGCACTGCTCGGTGATCTTATCAATTAGACCCAAGAGGCCGGGAGTCAGGTCATGAAAAGGAAGTTGGCCGAGCACGTCCCCGATAGGCTTCCCGTTAGTCTGGATCGGCGTGAACTCAAAGATGGACGGCCGCAACGTCGACGTCTTTTGCCGTCCCCCCATCTCAGCAACGACGCCGCCAGGAAAATTCGCGGCCATGCCGGCATCAAGACACAGCCGCCATGCTGCCGTGAGCGCGGCCGACGAGTTGCCTAGGACGTTGAGTAGACCCGTCCCATAGAAGCCAGGCCCCGGAATGTACGGATATTTCACGTACATCTGCTTGCGGGTGCAATCCTCATCCTCGGGCTTCCAGTCCCGCCGCAGCGCGAGAATAGTCCGCGAATCCTTCTCAATCGTCACGAGGAACGGCAGCGCTATTTCCCGATCGCCGAACTCTTTCGGAGCGTATTGCGGCAGGTTCAATTCGCACTGCGTCTCATAAAGCGTAAACGGCATGTCCTCGGGCCGCGTATCGATATTGTTCGGTGACGTGCCTTGGATGTCGTCAATCTTTTGCTCAACGACATTTTTCTGCGGAGCCGACGCAGGCGCCATTTTTATATCGCGATAGTATTTCCGCATCTGCAACCGCTTCAAAACCGAGGGCCGCATGGTGATCTGGTGGGTCAACCGTTGGCACGACTTGAGGTCTTTAGTGGTGTCCGAAACAATGAAATCTTTGAGGTCAACGCTTTGCGACGAGGGCCGCCGCAACTGCGGATCAACAAAGACTTTCTTGATCCCGGCGCCCTTGAACGTCGTACTCCACAAAAGCATGTGCTGGGTGTCGGGATAGTATTCTGACGCGATTGTGGTCAGAAAGTAATTCATGTCCCGTTGGTAAGCCTCCGCGAGGTCGTCCATCGCGTCAGTTTCTTGGGCGCTTTCGTCCTCGATTTTGCACGGACCATCAGCCGGCAACAGTTCGGAACTCGAATTAGCCCAAGAACGCAAGGTCGCATCAAGCATGAGCGGATTAGTCACCACGCTCATGCCTCCCTCCGATGGAGACGCCGAATCACCCACACCGGACTTGGGCGGCTCTAACTGCAAGCCGGTCAGTGTCAGCCCGTTTGCGTGATTCGTTAGCGTCTGAGCCCGCGAGTTGTCGTCCGCCTGTATCTGCTCAAGCAGTTCCTCGGCAATCTGGCCTAGCCGTTCGTCGCCAATATCGTCCGCAAGGTTTCTATAGAACTTCTTCGGATCGTCGGCTTTCTCGGGAACAGCGGCCGCGCCGAACTTCACCGACACGCCGCCGTCGGGCAGTTTTACCTCGATAGTGCCATCAGGTGACGTTGTGACCGTATCGTCCGGATCGTCGTCGACGATTACTCGGATGCTGCCATCGTCCTCTAGGTCCACGGTCCGCCCCCTCTAATGAGACGGCGAGACTTACCACAGAGGAACGAAAACGAGAAACCCCGCTAACGCCACGCTATCTCATTCCATTCCTTAGCCGCTTCCTCACGTGTTCTATAGTGCGGATATCCTTTGGCCGGATAGCCGCATCGAGGTACGCAGCCCACGAACCAAAAATCGGGCTGCTCCGCATGAGGTGGCGGACCATCATAGCCATAGCAGAACGCGGCTTCTGCCGCGCAAGCTGGGCATGTCTTGAGTTTCGGCCATGTCGGGTTCATCGCTGGTGTCTCCTGCTGCTGCAAACAGTATGCGGGAAATTACACCATATTGCAAGATGTGTCGACACTTGACGACTTTTGGTAATTGCAGTATTAGAAAAATGTTCATCAGAACGCGTAACTACCGAAACCGCCACGTCACCAGCGTGGCGGTTTTCCTTTTATGCTGACAAAGTCAGATGCCGCCACCCTGCACGTAACAATATACGTTGTAATTAACGATGACTTCTTGGTTGCCGTCCTGCATGGCTTCACGAGCCATAAACACGATATTGTGCCCAGTCGGATTGCCGGGATAGTAACCCAACTTGTTCGGCGGAATGAGCACCTTGAAGCCGATCGGAACGTGCGGACGTCCCAGCCTTTCGTCGTCTCGGTCGTCGTCAATGGTGCAGTATGTCTTCCCGTCGACGACGTGCAGTTCATCGCACCAGTAACCATCCGCCTCGCCGCAACATGACGCCGTTGGATTGTCTGCCATCTTGAGCGACTTGAACCACTCCCGAACTTCCGGCGGGTTATCTTCCCATTGTCCGGCGTCTTTGCCGTATGCTGGCGTAACTGCCAGCGTCACCCCCAGCAAAATCCACTTCAAAACTTTCACCTCTTTCTAAACGCCGCCGCCATCAGGCCGACACCAGCCGCCACGAACAAGCAACCAAAGCTTGGCAACACGCCATAGAAAAGGTCGCGCAGCGCAATAAACTGCTCGGGCCGTACCCAACCGAAGGAAGCATCGCTCGCCCGCTGTGACCCCATGTCCTTTGTCGTGATCTTCGGCAGTGCATCAAGCTTATTGCGGACCTCCGTGATTCGGCCATCCAAATAGCGACGCTCCTGATCATAGTGCCAGTTGTCAGGCAACCCTCTCAGCCGACCTTGGAAGTTGCTCAACTGGTCATTGAGTATTTGCTGCTGCTTCTCGACCGCCGCGCTCTCAGCCCGCACATTTCCCGTGTTCCGCGCGGAATAGCTGATCTGGTTGAAGGTCGAAAACGTCCACGTTCCCAAGAACACAAGCAATATAAAACCAAACTCCCACCGCAGTTTGTCAGCCCAGAGCATCCGCAGCGCCGCCGGCATCAAGATTTGCAACCCAGCGATGATCGGCCCGAACAAGCCTAACAACTGCCCGAACGTCGTCGAATATTCGTATTCCAGCACAGTTTCTATGACGCCGATCGCCACCCCACCAGCCAGAAAAAATAGACCAATCACAAAGCGCGAAAACGAAAAACGAGACTCTTTCGGCTTAGGCTGCTCCTGTTGCGGTAGCGGTGGAGGCAACACCACAAGCGGCTGTTGTGCGGGCCTCGCACGCCTAATCTTGATTTTTTCCTCGGGCGCCTGTGTGGCCAGATAGTCCATCACCTGATCCGTCAGATTGTATTTGGCCTGCACTTCCTTCGGCGGTGCGCCAACGCGGATTTCTGTCAACGCTTCGTGTGCATTCGCATCCAACAAAACAAACTGCGGCGGTTTCCTAGGACGTCCTCTTGGCATACCGCCTCGCCGGTTCCGGTTTGAAATACGGATTCGGGTCAAGTCCCTTCAGGCCGAGGTCCCAATATCCGGGCGCATCCAGTTCGAATGCCCGCGACGATGGCTCAATCCAACTGAGAATCCGCCCGTCTTCTAGGCCCAGCAAATCATTGGGATGCCTAAGCGCGTGTCCCTGCGGAGATATGCCTTGCCCCGAGGCTTTCGCTTCCTTGTTAAGGTTATAGCTTTTAACCTTCACTGTCTGATCACCTAACCGAGCCGACAGGTATTCCGCCGTTCTGTTGTCGTTTGCACGGAACGAGTTCAGCACTGCGGCACCCTGCAAAAAGTCCTCCAAGCCTTCCGCGCCGTATGTCTTTGGCAAGTGCGCTAACGTCTGCCAAAGCGTCCACAGGGTGAGCCCGCGCCCGGCTACCATGCCCATGGCGCGGGTCAGTGCATCTAGCCTTCCAAGATTGCCAGCCTCGTTGATGATCAAGAGGGGAACAATAGGGCCTGGCCCACTGCGCGTGAGCGCATCAAGTGCGCTGGCAACAATCAGACGCAACCAAACGGCATGCGTCGACAGTCTATTCTCGGGAAGGATGACATAAACCGTGATGATTTGATGTTTTAGCATCTCGAAATCAAACGGCTTGCCGTCGATCTTCGGGTGCTTGTCCATGTCGTCGAGGATCACCTCGTCATTTAAGAAACGAGTCTGACCGTGTACCGTCGCAATGACGCTGTTGACCTCTCTGTCATCCTCCGGGAAATGGCTAAGCAACTGCGCCATCGGCTTATAGGAATGCTGCGCAATGTCATCTATGACCTTCCTAAACATTTCCCCGCGCGCTCTAAGCATCGCGTTGATCCGGCGCATGGTGGACGGACCTTTGCCCTCGTGCTCCAACCACTTCGACCGCATGTCGCATGCTGCAAAAAGATCGCGTCCCCGTTCCGGAAAATGAACCTCGTTCGTTCTCTCTAAATTGACAACGCTTTCTGCGTGAGAGATTGCCTGCGAATAAAATTCCCGGTCCCTCACATTGAAACCGGGAATAGCAAATGGGTTGTATCCGTCACTGCGATGACTGAGCCCGAGTCTCCTCAATTCGCCGAACGGATCAAAAATAACGACGTGCCCGAATCTCTTGCGGTAGCGGGCCGTAATGGCCGCAAGCTCTCCCTTGGGATCGATCACGATAACCGAGCGTTTCAACCGGTGAAGATTTGGAACCAGCAAAGCTGTGTCTTTCCCGGACCTCGTCGGTCCGAGCGTCATAAGGTGACGTTTTCCCTTGTAATAAACCGGCTCTCTATCCTTAAGGCCGCAGTAGATATGCGTGGCCTCGCCATCAAGCAGTTTGGCTTGAACTAGGTCTTTGCGTGAACCCATCCGGGCCGAGCCGAGCGCTTCGGTATATCGGAGTGACGGATAAATCGTGCGCAACTGCTTGATGACGTGATTGATGCCCACTCCAACGATGGCAACGGCAATAACCGCCGCACATTCGATGATGAATAGCGGTGGCTGGGCATACAGTGTGAAGATAGCAAGAGACAGTCCGACGAGAGCCACGAGGCTCCCCACGAGAACCTGCAATGAGGCTTTTGCCAAGTCCTCAAGATAGTCTCGTGTATCTGCGACCCAACGAAGCATCAAACCACATTATTCGCTCTTGATTCGTTCCCGGCCCTTGCTTTTAGATTGCGTCTTCCCATTCCGCGCTCGGCATTGCGCCAAACTAGAAGCTTCGCAGTCAGTTTTGCAACCACACGACATTTGCAGTCTCTCCTTTTGTTTAGCGTTCGCGACTCTTGCGCTCACGCTCACTCATCACACAAACCTTTCAACAAGGTTCACGGCAAACATTCCAAAACCGATTATGCTGCCAGCAATGAGCACAAACAGAACAACACAGCCATAAGCGTTAGGCTCATGATATTCCCTGCCAGAACCGCTCCAGGTCCCGTCGTCGCGTCTGCTCATCACACCACCCAATTTACCCAGCGCAAGCATAGCGCGGAATTTTGGGCTAAATTGATGGATGGTCGCGCCCATTATGGCCTCTCTAACTGTTGCGACGCCCGATTTTGAGCCGATCCTTTGGAGGCGTAATGTCGATCGTCGTCCCGCCGTGCTGGCCCGTTGCACGGTAGTGTTCGGTTATCATCGCGATTATTTCGAGAGTTCTTTGGTGCTGCTCGCGCGCGAGATGATCCGCCCGGGCCTGCTGTGCTTCAAGCTTCGGCTGGAAGTAAAGGAAAGCCAGAGCGACCCCGGTCATGATCAGGGCAAACGTGATGATCGCCGTCCACGTCAAAATGACAGTGCTAGTGACGAGAAAAACGAAGAACGCTATAACCGCGATGATGCCGACTATTTGCATACCGCATTTTGTATAAGCTAAATTGAAAGGTGTCAATCTATGGGGACGCGCGGTCGACCCGCCCTCGGGCTCAAAATGGCCATGGTCAGACTTGCCCCGGACGTCCTAAAGCGCATCCGACGGATTGAAAAAAACGTCTCAAAATACGTTCGGAAAGCCGTCGACAATCAATTAGCCCGCGACGAGCGGAAGTCCCCCTCCCCGAGATCGGTACGGTAAGCTGCGCTTACCACCCTCCGATCCCGGAAGCCTGCTTCTCAACTAACCTTGAAATGCGCCCGGTCATGATGGAAACGACACAGCGTCACAACGGACCTAGAGAACCATTCCGGCCTGTCGGTCTCTTTCCCTAAATACCAATATACCTTGTGGTGAACGTCTAGGTGCTCGCCGCACTCAGTGCAGCCCTTGTGCTGGCAGTGATAGTTATCGCGCCTCAACGCCGCAGGCCGGACCTCACAGCGCCAGTGATACGATTTTAGATATACCTCATAATACCATCGGCGGTGTCGCTTCGGATAAGTGTGCATCCGAAACTTAAACCAGTATCTCATAATCCAGTTGGCATTCTTCCCAGGATGGCGAGGCTCCGTCGGGCGGAACCACATCGGCCACCAGTAGGCCGGGCTCCAGAGCGCAGGCTGCCGACGCCGTTTCACGTGGATTCCTCTTTTAGCGGAATCCTAGATGCCGCGTATTGCCTCTTGGTCATAATGCAGGCGCGAATGGGCGAGGACCACTGGTTGTGGACGAACGGACAGTCCGGGTGTGTAAGGTCCCACCTTTCCAGGACGGCGACTCGGTCGTCATCCATGGGCACCACACGGCGATAGATCAATGCATTCTCTGGATTCATTGTTCATTTCCTAGGAAACCGGCGCGGTTTCAGTAGACACGGGAGATTCGATGTTGTGTCGAGTCCTTCGGAAAGAGCTAGGCGTTGGACGGCGTCCAATTTCCCCCAGGTGGTAGTTATTCCATGTATATGGCAGAAGACTCGGTCCGTAGGTTTTGGCTGGTTGCGTGCATCAAACTTAATCCTCATTTGGGGCTCCCAAAAAGGTCAAGCGAAGACGGATAGCGAGGCCTAGAGTCTGCGGTGCATTTAGCTTATACAATAAAGCATGGCTAAACGGCTTTACGCAACCCACCCGGACCATAGGCGGACGATAAATTTCACGTTCCGGATGTCGAAGCACGAGCGGGCGCGATTAACGAAATTATGGAAATCGTCCGGTGCGCGAATATTCACCCGGTTTGTCCGAGCAAAACTTCTTACAAACGATGAATTTAAAGTTCCACCTTTCGAGACTGTACGGGACCTTCGCAACCAAGTTGTACAGGTCGGGATCCTCCTCCAAGAGACGGGATGCAGTCCCGAGACTCAGGATTCCGTCGTCCGCGCCATGGACGCGATCGCGAGCGCGTTTTGATTTTCGCGTCCAACCTCGGGACGGGAATTAGCGGAACCCTTCGCTATATGCTGACCGAGGGTAAAGATGCCGAGACCGGCAAGCGGCGCCAGCTCGAGCCAGGCGAGATAAGCCGAGCTCGCCCGCTAGGTGGCCAGAACTTCGGCTTTGACCCGCGCACACCGCATCAAATCGACGTCGCGCGGCGCGTCATGGAACAAAACGGCCGCCCCGAGTTCCAAGGCGACAAGGACAATTATGCGACCAAAGATTCTCTGCACATTTCGCTATCGTGGGCGCGCGGCCAGACGCCGGACGAAGCAGAAAAGACCGAGGCAGCCCGCGAGTTCTTAAAGGCTCTCGGGATGGAAAATGCGCAGGCTCTATTCGTCGAGCACACCGACAAGTCCTATGCACACATCCACATCGTAGCGAGCCGGATCGATCCCGAAACAGGCATGGCTTACGACGACTATCAGCGGCTCTACAAAGGCTTGCACCGCGCCATCGAGTGGGAGCGCGAGAAAAACCAAGTTACGCCGCAACGGCAATGGTGTCATGACCTTGCCGACGCCACGCGGGGGGACGTCGACCACGAACGGCTGAAGGAACTGCTTTTCGCGAATGAGGCGACGGTTAAGCGCTCCAAGCTCAACCTTGCCATGGCCTTCGGTGGCCACTTCGGACCCTATCTAGATGCCAACCGCGAGGCGTTCGTTAAGCATCACGATTTGATCCGCCTCAAGCAGTACCAGGAAGGCAAAGTTCATGCGTACACAACATCCGAGATTTGGAAGGAAGAAGCACAGACTCTCGCGAATGCTCGAAAACTTAAAGAACTGGCTGGCTTCGGTATTGATCAGGAGACGCTAAACCGTCACGCCAAGGAACTCTCTCTTACTGACCAACAAAAAAAGGCTCTTTGGGACATAACCCGCGATAACGGTCTAGCGCTTCTTTCGGGACAGGCCGGAAGCGGAAAGAGCCACGAATTGAAGGCGTTCCGTAAGGCATCTCAATGGAATGGCGATCAAGTTATCGGGCTCGCTAAAACGAACAAGGTCGTCGAAAGCCTGCAAGCGGATGGTTTCGATTCCAGAACGATAGATTCCGAAATGATGAGGGTTTTAGGAAGCTACAAAAGGGGACAGCAATCACATTGGACCTCAAAAACTAGACTAGTAGTTGATGAGGCTGCGCAATTATCGACAGAGGAATTGAATAACCTTCTTTTCCACGCGCGTAAAAGTGGGGCAAAGGTCGTTTTATGCGGGGACGGCGAACAGTTAGGATCCGTCGACCAAGGCGGACTGTTTCCCATCATGGAGAACCGCTTCGGAAGCGCCAAACTCACAGAGATCATGCGGACCAAACACGAGGACCAAAAGCGCGCCTTCAACAAGATGCATGAAAAGAAGTGGGCCGAGGCGGTCAAGCTTTTCGAGCAATCGGGCTCTTTCCGTTGGAACCAGACCCGGCCCGAATCCCTCAAAGCGCTTGCCGAGGAATATGCCAAAGACTTCTTAGAGAGCCCCGAGGCCGAGCGCCTGATCGTCGCCAACAAAAACGACGACGTGAAGGAATTGAACGAGTTTGTCCGCAACCTCCGCCGGGAACAGAAGCTCAAAGAGACGGGAAAGACCGATCCTGAGACGGAAATCGAGACCGCCAAGGGAAAACGCCTCTTTTCCGTCGGGGACCGCATCGCACTAAACGAGTCCGCCGCCGACCCGAAAGAACGCCGCAAGGGTTTGATTAACGGTGCATTCGGCTATGTCCGAGGCATCGAGACGGGCGAGGACGGCAAGCACAAAATCACCGTCGAACTCGACCGCAAGAAGGACGAGCAGCGCAGAACCTTCAAGCTAACGATCGGCGACGACAGGAAAAAAGGCGAAATCTCGGGCATAGACCACGGCTACGCCTCGACCGTCTACAAGGCGCAGGGTCGGACCCTCAGAGACACCTACGTGATGCACGATCCGGCCTCGGCCCGGCCGACGAACTACGTCGCCATGAGCCGCCACAAGGAACGCGTAAAACTCTATGTCTCGAAAGAAGATACCGCCAGCGCCGAGGCTTTGACCGAGCAGCTAAAGCACGGCGACCGCAAGACGGCAGCCCATGCCTATCAGGTCCACGAGGAAGACCGACCGAAGCTAGAACACAAGCCCGAGCAAAATGTTTCACGTGAAACATTGGCCAAAGACCAGAAACAAGAGCAGCACGAGCAAAAGAGCGATGGCGAGCGCAAACATAATAGTAACCATGAACCTCCCCCCTCGAAAGAACCCGAAAAGTTCCGAGCCCCGAAAGCAACACCAAAGGAACCAAAGCGCGAGCTTGATCCGCTAAGTTACCTTAAGGATTGGAAACAGGCCGCACAGGGTGCCATCGGCGCGGTGCAAGAGGCATTGCGCGACGTCAACATATTCCGCGAAGGTGATGATGGTGCAAAGCAGATGCAGCAAAAGAAGAAAGATTTGGGCTTGGAATTAGAGCGCTAATCCGTCGACGGCGTCGGGAGGCTAGCAACCGGAACGATAAATTCTTGCGCCTCTAGATAGTGTTCCCAGCAATAATGCTTTTGATTCAAAACCGTGTCGGCAATGCGTTGACAGTCTTCGTGCTCGCATTGCGGAAATAGCTTTTTAACGCCATCCCGTATCACCGACGTGGACCGACAGGGCGCGGAGCCTTCGGAAAGATGTTTCCCGAGTTCTGCGGTCGTAGAATCGCCGACGGGACGACTTGCTGGCCGGTTGTCACCTGAATGATCCGGTTCATGAGGACACCGCAGCCCATGTACACCGAGCGAGCGTCGGACCCCGCAACGTTGGCACCAAAATCGGCAGCGCCACATGCGATAATCCCCACCGTCGTTATTTTGCCCGCCTTGGCATCCTTCAGGACCGCTTCGAGCAGTTCAACGCATGCCAGCGACTCGCTGCTCGGCTCGCCCGCATCTTTTCCGCCAATCAGTTCCATGTCATCTCCTATAACCAATAAAACCGGTCAAACTGTCCTGGGTGCGCATGATATATAAACACCAGTTTCGGCGCACGTTCTGATCGATAAATGCGGCCTTCCTCAAAGGTTTTTGTATCTTCAACAGTAGGCAAGTCTTCGTATTTTAGGGAAAACTGACCTAATTCTAGTTGGGCGAGAACGTCCGACTCGGCTTTGCTCATGTCGTACCCGGCATATAGTTGCGAAGCTTGTTAGAACTCTTCGCCTTGATCGTATCCAGCCGCGCGGCGTCTATCTCGGCAGCCCGCAAGTCTTCGTCGAACTCCAACAGCCCAGCGTCGCGCGCATGTTTTACTGCCTGCGTCACTGAGTCGTGCAAATCGTCGTGCTTGTCAAAAGGAAAGTTTCCACACTGGTAGATAACATCCTGCGCCCACTGTTTCTCTAGCGGCGCGTAAACCATGTGCTGCGAAAAACACGGCTGCACAGCGTGCGTGCGCGATGTCTTGTTCTCCCCTTTCGGGTCGACCAGCTGCACGCTCCATCGCTTGTTCATGTAGCGCTTTTCAAGTGCTTGCCCGACGCTTATCCCGCTCGCCTTGTTTTCAATCAGGACATGATCCACGCGCCAATGCTGCGCCGTATGAGCGCACCACTCGACGAGGCCCCATTCCCTCATCTGCCGGGACATATATTCTTGCTGGTTTTCGTCGGGCTCCATTCGAAACTTTTGCCCCTCGAATGCCAGCCACTTTTGCCAAGCAAATATCAGCATCAAGCGCGGATGGCCGACGTCGTTTTCAAATATCCCCCACACCGTCATAGCTGATGGATCGTTTTTATCTTCCTCGCTGAATGCACCATCAAGCGACGCAAAAATATAGGAGAAGGACGGAAACTTGCCCTGCCAGTCCTGCCAGTATTCCGTCTTGATGATGCTGCCGCCGCGCGGAACCGGCATCTGCATATATTGCGCGGTATAGGCGTAGTCACCCTTGTCGCGCTTCAATGCCTCTACGACCTCGACCGGAAAGCGCTCTGGCCACATTAACGCGCCCTCACACTCGTTCGGATCTGGTGTCCATCGAGGATCGACCCACCCTATCTCTGTCGGGAATGGATTGCCGTCGTCATCAGCCGACCAAATAAACTCCATAGCGATATTCAAATGCACATAGCCCATGTGGTCGTCATCGTCCAAGATCGTGCCGGCGACGTCCGCCATGTGAGACCGCTGCATGATCGCGATAATCCAGCCGATCGACATGTCGTTAAGGCGGTCCTGCAAAACCTCCTTAAACCAACGAATAGTTTCATTTCTGACGTCCTCGGACTCAACCGTTTTGATTGAGTGGGGATCGTCGATAACGATGCCGTCCGACCGGGCTCCAGTGCCGAGACCGCCGACAGACGATGCCCGCTTCCACCCCTGCTTATCGTTGCTGATCTGCACCTCGCCTATCTTCTTCAGCGAGAAGACCGAGCCGTACATGTCCTTAAATTCCTGGCTCAGCAGCAAATCGCGAAACCGACCATTATCGCGTTCCGTTAGATCCGACGAATAGGAGAACGCAAGAAACCTCAGCTCGGGCTTTCCCGATGCCCATAGCCACGCCGGAAAGAAAACGTCGGTCATAAGAGATTTGGAGCAGCCAGGCGGGACAGTAATCAATAGCCGCTTGATCTCACCGTACGCGACCGCCTCCAAGTGCTCGGCGATCGCCTCCAGCACCCAGCCCTCGGTCATCTTCTTGCCGGGCTCTAGGATGTGCCAGAAATAGCGCATGAACGCCAATAGGCCGCCCACCCATGCGCCATCATCGTCCCGGTGCCCTCGCGTGCAGTGCAGTCGCTTTTCGTCTCTGCGCCGCTTCTCTTGGCAGAACCGCGCGAAGCGTTCCAGCTGTTGACGGCGCAGGGCGTTGTCGAAAGGCCCATTCATTCCGCAGAATCGACGACTTCCGGAAGAGGCGTAACATGTGGATCGGCAGCAACATCAGCCGGCGGATATTCAGGCTCCTCGGGCTCGTTCGCCACCACGGGTTCTGACGCTTCCTCGCCTTCGGCGCCGAGCACCGTTACGGTCAGAACTTCCGACTCGGACTCCGCGTTGTAGCCGTCGCCGCCAAACTTCGCGGTGAATTTATGCACGCCGGCCGGAATGAAGCCACCAGGAACACCCAGTGCCGCAACGCCCGTGCTATCCGTCCGATGCACTGTCGCGCCGATCTGCTTCCCGTCGCAAAGGAAAGTCACGTCGCCATGCACATGATGATGCCCCACCCGATTGACGTGCGCGCTCAGGGAAAAACCTAATCCAGGCTGCACGGGATTGCTCGATGCTTCTAGCCAAACGCTGGTCGGTGATTTCTCAGCCATGACGGTGATTCCTCCATTTATGTCCCAAACAACTATTTGTCCCCGCGTTGGTTCGGTTCGCAGCGTTCCCATGTTCTAGTTTTCGCTGATCTGGCTCGGGAATATGACGACGTGGACGATAAGCGCGAGAACGCAAAACAGCGCAAGGCCGAGGATAACAGCGACGACGATAATTGCCGCAATCATTGGTCTATCGCCTTCCCCAGCGCGCAGAATGCAACTACCACCGTCGGCGCTTCCACATGCCTACCCATGTCATCCCAAGGCGAGATCGGCAGTTTCTCACCGAGCCTTTGCTCGGCCTTTGCGGCGCACCGCTCTAGGCTTCCGTCGAATGGCTCCGTGCTTATGCTCATTCCGCCGTAGACCAGAATCATTATGACCGAGGCTGATAAGACCATCTTTCAATCTCTGCATTAGGTCCTTGTGGAGCGCCTCACGCACGCTGCGCTTTTTCAACTCTATTTCTCGATTATACATGGCCTCGGCCTCAAGATTGCTTCGCGGACGCGCCGCTTGTGCTTCCTCAAGGATCGCAACCTTGCGACGAAGGATTAACAGTTCTTGGTACTCTAAACGCAACAACGCGACGGTCATTTGGTTTTGCCCTGCGCCAAACGGGTTGTAACCATGCCAAGGCCAATTCCAATGACAAAACAAAAGATAATCCAGGCAATCCAAGTAATTGTAATTATATCGCAGCTCATTTCGGTTTGCTTTCTGCTTTGCGCTTGAGCGGAAGCTTTCCGCTTACAATCGCCTCGGCCAACTTCTCAATAGCACCGGGCGGGTGGGCCACGCTCTTGAGCGCAACACCGTCACCGACAGATTTAGACGGTTCCCGAGATTTGATGCGCAAGCCTTTATTTGCCCGTCCATAAAATGGCTTCATTTCGATTTCGCCTTTTTGCGAGCGCGATAGTTCTTTTGTATTTCCGCCCTGGTCATCGGTTCGGCGCGCGTAGCATCTATCGCCGCACGGCCCGCGTTCAGATGCCGCATCAGAGAGTCGCAGATGTCCAAAATATCGCGGTTCGTGGTTTGGCGCCGAACTCGATCAATTTTCGTGCGAATGCTGTCCATGGCAAAAGCGTTACCACAAGTAACGCGCGTTACCAAGCGTTACTTTTCAGTCCCATCGCTATCTTGATACGTCAACAAGCCAGCAACCGCCGTCTCATCGAGCCCGATCGCCTTTGCTTCCTCTATGAACTTAGCTTCGAACTCTGCATCGTTGAGCCGCGTGAAGTCCCCAGGACCGCCGATCTCGTGCCGCTCAATGAACATCCCCAACTCTAGCCCGATCAGCCGTAGCGCTTGGTTAGCGCCGTTTGCGTCGGGCCTGCCAGTGAACTTGCCCGGTATCTGCATGCCTTGAGCGTCAAATACTGGCTGGCCTCTTAAGCATCTTTCGGCGTTGTACTTGAGCCGTTCGAGGACCCACCGCTTTGAAATGCCGAGTGCTTTTGCTGCTGCCTCGGTTGTCTCGTATTCAATATCTAAGCGCTTAGCGACGCGCGTTTGCCGCATCGCCTGCAGTTCTTTGACGCGGTCCTGAATCCTCTTTTGCCGGCACTTCTTTGTAACGGCAGCCGGATCGCCCGAGAAACCCGCCGCGATGCACGCTGCCGCCAGCGTCATAACGCCCTTGGCGAGGGCCTGGGCGAGCTTTTCGTCGCGGGCTCTAACTAATGCGGGCATCGCAAATTAATCGCTCCACGGGCTTTGCATGGACTTGTGGGGCACAGTTCTAGAACAACTATCCGGCTAGCGTCCATTGAGGCAGATAGTCTGCCCTGACGCGGAAGTGGTCGCGATTGTCACAGGCGACGTTGCAATACACGCACCGGTCAGCATGCCAGCAGTAGGGTAAACTACTGCGCCTACAGATGAATCTGTCGTTACCTTAATATTCGAATCGGCATTCGGCACCGACGGTTGATCGGTTTCAACTATCTCCATATCGGGCCTGTTTGATTGCTCAAGTGCCAATAGGCCGAGACCTGCCACAATAAGGACTGCAATACCGATCGGTTTCATGGTGCTCAATCGCCTTAACTTTTATCGGCAGCATAGGTGCCGATATGCCACCCGCCGCAGAATTTGCATTCGTATGCATCCTTAACGTCACGGCTGCCAGGATGCACCCGCAAGAGGGCTGCGCTATGAGTTGCGTGACGTTCTTTGGAAAGACAGCGCTTCTCAAGAATGGCTCTTTTTTCCAGCCGAGCTTTGAGAGATTTTTCCCTATACATTGCTGTCAATCAACCATGAAACGGCGCCGCCGAGAGCTACGACAGCGAGGCATATTGCATATGCGAGAATGATGTTCTGGAATAGAAACGGTGTCATTCTTGCGTCTCATGCTGAGGTAATGGACTCAAGGGAGGATTCGCAGGGGAAAACCCTAGTACGCGAAGGTAAGCTCGTGTAAGGGCATCGTAAGAACCCGCGCGATTCCGAAGCTTATCACCACTGTCTTTGTCGTTATCGATCATGCGTTGAACTGATCCGCGTCCTCCTCCTGTGGGGTCTTCTAGGCGGAGTTTATAAACCTGCTCGGAAATATCTCGAACCAGATCAGGATCGAAAGACGGTCTTGGTTCCGGTCTCATTCTTTAATTTCCCTAACATCAATGTACTTTCGAATACGACTAAGCGCTTCCATTTTCTCGTCACTGACAGGTTTTTGAAACTCCGCCAGTTTTTCCTTCATTGCGGGCAGAACCCAGTCCGGGGCTTGGACGTAGTCCCATATTCCAGTGGACTGCAAATCACTTAGGGAGATTCCGGAGTTTGTTTGCAGGGCTTTGAATACCCACCATTGCAAG